AATTTCCGCGCTATGACCTGTAACAGCGTCTTTTTTCGTGCCGACTACGATCAAGTAGCCTCGCTCTATCAGCTCGTTTGCGCGACCACACACTCCGCACTCTTTGAACTTATGTGTTTCGCCGTACCAGCGCGCTATTTCTTGACGTGTTGCGCCGTTTGGATGCAATTTAAAACATTCATACACCTGCGCGCGTTTGCCGTTTAGAAACAGCTTGATTCTTTTATATGCTTGTCTTGACGTTTCTGCTATCATTTTTTAACCTTTTAAATTTGACTTTCATTTAAGCCCTTAGTAGAATTTCAAGCGACCAAGCTAAGAAATTCATACAAAGGACTTAAATGACGGACAAAGAAATAGCATTAGAACTAACTAAGATCGTGATCGGCGCGGCTGGATTAAAAACGCATACCGACACCGAATATGACCCGAAATACGGCGAGGCTAGATACAAAGATGTAGCCAAAACCGATATTGCAAAAGAAGCCGCGAGTATTTTTAACGTTATCTTTGACCAAATATCGAAAAAAGCTTGAGCTCATCGTATCTTAGTCGCTCAGCGTAGTTAAACCTAGCTACTATGAGCTTTATCATCTTAGTTTGGTCGTCTCGCTCAAATTCCCTTAACTTTTTGCTTATTTTTCTAAAAGCCTTATCGAAACGCTTGGCCTGCGCTTCATAGTCTATTTTTTGATCTTCGTTCATTTTCTGTCCCTTAAAATAAATTTACAAGCATTGACTGCCACCGTAAACACGCCAGCTAAGATGAACCCGCCGACGAAAAGCGTTATGCTAGTCTTTAAAATTTCGATCATTTTTTAGCCTTTTGAGATTTTTCTTTTAGCCTTTGAGTTTTATACCAGCCGTTTTTTACTTCCTCCCAAAAAGTCGGTTCTATGCCATCCTCGACATACATAGCTGTTGCTTTTTCTCTCTTAGGGCTAAAATAGCCATACCTTACTCCCTTGACAGAAACTTCTTTGTCGTAATGTTTTCTTAATATTTGTGTAAATTCTTTAGTTGTCATAATGAAAGTATAGCTATACTATTCTTAAAAAGTTATTAATAGTATAGTATTGCTATATTAAATTATTTTAAAAAAAGGATATAATTACTATACATTTTACTTTGGAGGATAGCATGGAATACAAACTCAATAAACCACTATTAAAAAAAGTTCTAAAGGAAAAGAAAATATCTTATGCAAAATTAGCAGAGATACTTACAAAAGCTGGGTATGAAATATCAGAAAGTGGTATAAAATTTTGGTTTAAAGACGACAAAAACAAGCCCGAAATAGAAAAAGCACAAGCAATGTGCGAGCTATTAGGCATTCCAACAAATGACTTAATTTTACAAGACTTATTTCAGATCGTCCCGCCAGATAAAGAAGCTGGGGATAGAGAAAACAATAGCGATACCGTCTATGTTCCGTTTTATAAAGACGGAGTAGTTTCTGCAGGTCGTGGTGCCGAAAACGACGATTTTGGCGAACCTGAATTGCTGCCTTTTAATCCAAACGATTTAAAAATTATGTTTAACGTTAGCCCGCACGCAAAACTAGGCATTATTCCTTGTTTCGGTAACTCAATGGAGCCGACTATTAAAGAAAGTGACTTGGTTGTTTTTTGTGATGATATAAACCAAATAGAGGGCGCTATTTATGTTTGCAAATATGAAAACGAAATATTTATAAAAAGAATAAAAAAACGTCCTACATTGGCGTTAATAAGTGATAATAAGGACTACGAGCCAATAATTATTGAGGAAGAGTTAAACGTCGAAATTTTAGGGCGTGTTGTTGGATGCTATGCCATAAACTCTAAGCGAATTTAAAAGTCCATTGCGAAGTATATAAAGGGCTAACGTTTGAGGATTATGGGATAAAGTAAAGGTGCATGCAAAACAAAAAGAGAGGTTAAAAAAAATGAGAGATATTGAAATAAATTCAATTGTTGATTTGTTTGAAGCAAAAGATTTTATGCTACAAACACAAAGCGACGTAAAAATCTCTAAAATAGGCGATATAGAGTATAAGATTAAACTTGATGGCGGTCGTTTTAACGACTTCGATTTGACTTATATAGATGCAGGTGTTGCAAAAGTAGTATTGGAGTATCAAGTCCAATATGAGAATTTTATTACTGGGTTAGAACAAAAATTTAACATTCAAATTCCCCAAAGCCAAAGAATGTTAAAATTTAAGCTTGAAAAGGGTTGTTTAGAAATTTCAACTGACATAAAAGATATTTTGAAAGAGGGACTAAAACGTATGAGTGGATGGCAAGTAATGGTAGTTTTTATAGTTGCCATTGGTGGCTGGTTTGCTAATAGCAGCTTCCATAAATATACGGATCTCCAAGCAGAAAGTATCCAAAAGCAAGCTCAGCAAGCAAGAGATGAAGCGGAACAAAAACGACTAGAAACTGTATCAAAAATGGTAAAAGATTTGTCTGCTGATCGTAGTTTGCAAGAGCCAGCTAATCGTGTTAAAAAAAGTGTTGCAGAAGTTTTACAAGACCAAGAAAAAGCCATAATAGCCCCTGAACTAGACGATCAAATAAATGCCCCTATAACTTCAGCAGACAAGGACAAATTTAGGGTCGTATTGTCACAAACAGAAGCGCCAGACATAGAAGAAGAAATAGAGGATTTATTTCATATACAATCTCAATTTTTTACAAGTGAAAGACCTTTTAGAGTAAAAGAGCTTGGCAACGTAAATTTAAATTCTGATATTCTCTCGGTAGAAAAAAGAATAACACTTATACAAAAAGCCGAAAAACAAGAGCCAGTTAATTTAAAAATAAAACTTATTAGAGACGGTAAAACACAAAAAATTAAGAGTGCTTATATTTTAGATGTTCTTAAATAGAATATTAGTTGTTTTTGTTATAGCCTGCCCTCTTTTTGCTTTCCCTGCAAAAGTCATAAAAATATCTGACGGCGATACTATCACTGTGCTAAGCGGCAAAGAGCAAACAAAAGTCAGACTATACGGCATTGACACACCTGAGAAAAAGCAAGACTACGGACAAAAATCAAAGCAGTTTTTAGCCAGCCTGATCGCAGGGCAAGTGGTAGAAGTAGAGCCAAAAGGCAAAGATAGATATAAACGCTCAAATAGTGCTAAATGGCTATGCTTGGGCTTACGTAAAATATTCAAGAATATATGTAAATCAAGAGAAAACAGCACGTAAAAATAAGCGAGGGCTTTGGCAGAGTAGCGATCCTACTCCGCCGTGGGAGTGGAGGAAAAGGGAATAAAAACTAAAACCCGGTCTGCGTTAATTCTTTATATCTAACGCACCCAACCTGTTCGCCATAATCACAAGCTAGGCCAAAAAATTCTTTTGCTCCTTTTGGGTTATATCTAGCACACTCGCCCTTTTCGTAAGATGATGCCACCAATATGCATCCGTATGCGTCTTTGTTTGAACATGTCGACCTTGCTAGCTCCATCCCCTCTTTACATTGCAAATCTTTTATGAGAACAGAAGCAAGAGTTGCTAAATATTTTTTGTCTATTTGTGCTAATTTTCTATAATATTTTATAGTTTTATTAATATCCTTAATCCCCTTACCTAAATAGCCAGAATAGCCATTTTCATAATGAAGCCCAAGATCAAAACAATAGGAAGCAATGTTTTTATCAAAACAATAATCATGCATTATCCGCTCTGCTAGAACTTTATTCTCCATTAAATAAATTTTATTATCGCAAGCAAGCATATTTCCAAGATCGCAGCTTTTGCTAACATACTTAAACACCAATGACTTTATTTCAGCATCCTTGTCTTTTACCTCTCTCCCGAAGTCATAGTTTTTGTTTATAGGTTTATCATCGACCATCATTGCAAACAAAAAACAATCATCTGCGCTATCATTGTCGTCACATTTATTTTTAAGTATTTTTACTACCTTATTATAATATTTGGCATTGTATCTTTTTGAACCATTAATATCTAAAGGAAAGCCTGCCATAAGACAATCAGGAAAAAGATTGTTTTTATCGCATCTTTCCATGCTATCAGACATAAACATTTTAAGTCCATCTTCTTTGCCATATTCAGAGGTATATTTCTCTATTGTTGCACCAATCTCATCAAAATCAACGCCCATTTTTTTCATAAGCTCTTCATAAGATGCCGAAAAAACATAAGTTATTAATAAAAACAATAATAAAAATATCCTCATTCTTAAACCTTTTAGAATTTTTAAAATTATATCACAAAAACATATTTTAAAAAGTATAGTTATACTATTCTATTTTATATAAATTTAAGGATAGTTATACTATACTTCTCTCATCCAAACAAAAGATAGGCTTCAAAGCAAAGCTTGACAGAGTGAGCCTCCTGCGAGTTGCAGGTTAATCACGTTTCAATCTGAAGCGGATATAGCGAGCCGAAACGTCGCTATTCGGTATTAGCCCTGATTTAGGATAGTTTTTCACAGGGGTTTTAATAAAACGAAAAACACCACTTTTTCTAATAAAAGCCTTGCTTGCTTGGAGTAGGCGAAAGCCTGCTAACATTTTTCATATAAAAATTTTTCCTTTAAATATAAATTGATTTCTAACATCTAGCTGGCGGTGGCGAGCAAGGTTTCTATTAGAAAAAGGAGCTTGAGATGAGAAAGATAATTAGATTTTTTCGCATAGTTTTCAGCAACGGCGGCGAGATCAAAAATATTGCCTATTTAAACATTAAAAGGGGTTAAAAATGAGTTTGAGCTATGACTTAGCATGTGCCGAAAACGACGTGGCACACATAAATTTAAATCAAGAGTTTGACCCACTAATAAGCGACATCGAAGCTGTATATAACCTCCACCGCTACACCTTTAAAAATGCCCTTGGCGAAAATAGTGGCGAAATAGTTGATCTGCTTATCGAGCATTGCAAAAAAGACTTTTTCGCCTATGCAGCGCTTGTTTATGTGTTATGCGTTGAGGCTGAAATGACCAACGAGGCGGTCTTAAGCTATACAACGACCTACAAACAAACACTTAAAAAACTACGAGAGGAGGCAGAAAGAGATGCGCTCTTATATTCTGATGAGGCTTGTTGAATTTTATTATGAGCCAGGTATGACAGTAGGCGAGTTTTTAAAAATTATAAAAGGACTTAACAATGCTAACAAATAAACAATACCACGCACGCCCTGAAATATCAAAGAGTGATCTAGACCTACTAGCACGTAGCCCATTGCACCTAAAAATGAAAAACAAGCTTAAAAGTGAGCCTACAAAAGCTTTGCTTCTAGGCTCTGCGGTGCATAAGCTAGTGTTAGAGACAAAAGACTTTTCAAATGAGTTTAGCGTAGAGCCTGACGTTGATAAACGCACCAAAGAGGGCAAAGCGATCTACAACGATTTTTTAGAAAATTTAGGCAATAAAACCTCGCTTGATATTGATACTTTTGGCTCAGCCGTAGAAATAGCAAACTCGGTTAATTCTATGCGTGAAACAGCTATATTTTTAAAAGACGGACTGGCTGAACAAAGCTATTTTAGTGAGATAGAGGGTGTGGCGGTTAAATGTCGCCCTGATTTTTATAATGAGAAAATGGGTGTAGTGATCGATCTAAAAACAACTTCAGATGCTTCGGCCGGTGGCTTTGCTAGATCGGTAGCTAGCTTTAATTACCACATACAAGCAGCGTTTTACAGCGATATTTTAAGAAGCTTAGGCAAAGAAGTAAATTATTTCTTGTTTATCGCCGTTGAAACAAAAGCCCCTTATTTTGTAGGGTTTTATGAACTTGACGCCGCAGCAATAGAACAAGGTCGAAAAGCGTATCTTGAATTACTAGAGCTATATAAATATTGTAAAGAACGTGACGAGTGGTGGGGTTATGCAAAAAAAGACGGTGACAAGATAAATGCGGTGCAAACTTTGAGCTTGCCAGCGTGGAAATTTTACGAACAGATAACATAAATTTGAAAGGATTAAAGATGAAAGACAAGCAAACCAATATCGTTAGCATACGCCTGGATGATGAAACGCTAGCAAAACTAAAGGACGACGCACAAAAAGAGTATCGCCCTTTGGCTATGCACATAAGAAAAATTTTAATGGAGTATATTAAAGAGAAAGAGAGGCTACTTATTTCTAGTGAGCCGCTAGCTCGGTTTTAAACAAGAAAGTTTATTTTAAAAATCTTTAAATAAAATTTGGAAATTTTGTCTAAAGGTCAAAAATGGACGCAAGCTACGACCTGCATTTTGATTTTAATGCGGATGGTGGAGCAGATTTTTTTAAAAACGTTTCCACCTTCATAACTAATTTAGACGAGCTAAATGTCGCTATTTGCTCCTACATTGATAGTGAGATAACTACTCATGTCATTTTAGAGGGCGTAGAAAACGGCTCGCTAAAAGCTAAAGTAAAAGACGTGCTAAAAAGCATAGATAGCGACAAGATAAGGAGCTACGTGAAAGACCCAAGAGACGCCATAGCTGATTTTTTGATTAAGGCTAAAGATAAACTAATAGAGCTTTTAGAGGACGACCCAAAGCAGTTGCCATATAGAGCCGACGAGATAGTTTGTGAAATTATAGAGGATAGTGAGTTAAAAAGTTACGGCTATAAACACAACAAGACCACTCTTTTACGGGCGATGTCAAACCTATCCCAAAGCACGAAAGGATTTAAAATGCCACCACGCATAAATTTAAAAGGCAAAGAGCGAGAAGTAAAAAGTGGTTACGAGTTTAGCGCCGACGATTTAGACGGTGCAATAGAACAAAAAAGCGAGTTTAAAGGTGCTTTTATTATCAAAAAGCCAGATTTGGCTGGCGCTAGCAAATGGACTATCATAAATGGAGCTGCCATAGACGTAAAAATCATCGACGAAGCGTGGCTAAAAAAGCTAAAAAGCCACGAGATAGCCCTAAGATACGGCGATAAGATAGCAGGCACGCTAATATCTAAATCCGTGATAGACGCCGACTTAAACGTCGTTAGCACAGATTATTATTTAGACGATATTTTAGGCATCGAAGCATCTAAGAACACGGAACAGCGAATTTTAGATATAAAGGAGTAATAATGGCAGAAGAAACTTTAAAATCATTAGCCGATGGCATTTTAAAAATAGGCGATGTTGAACTGGATGTATCTGTTTTAGAAAACGGAGTACGTGTAGTTAAACAAACCGACGTATTTAGGGCATTAGGTCGCGATCCAAGAGGAAATTCAAGAATTGATCAAATCCCCGCTTTTATGGATGCTAAGAACCTGCAAAGCCTGATTTCATCGGACTTAGAAGCGATGATCAAGCGAGTGGTTTATTTGGATAAAAATGGGAAAGAAAAAGAGGGATTTAATGCGGACATTCTGCCGTTAGTCGCCGATTTATACCTCAAGGCTAGAGACGCTGGCGTTTTGGTTGCGACACAGATAGATACAGCAAAAAAAGCTGAAATGTTAATCCGCTCACTTGCTCGCGTCGGCATAACAGCTCTGGTTGATGAGGCTACAGGCTACCAATATGAACGTGAACGCGACGAGCTCCAAAAGATATTAAAAGCTTACATTAGCGAAGAGCTTTTAAAATGGGAAAAACGTTTCCCTGATGATTTTTACAAAGAGATTTTTAGACTTAACGGCTGGGAATTTTCGGTTAGAGGTATCAAAAAACGTCCTGGAGTTATAGGGAGATGGACCAATACGCTTATTTACAATGAACTCCCTGAGGGTGTCTTACAAGAACTAAAAGAAAATACTCCGAAACACGCACGCTATCATCAACGCTTAACCCCTGACATAGGGCAACCAAACTTAACAGCTCAAATTTACAAGGTTATAGGCATTATGCAAAGTAGTGACAATATGCAAGAAATGTGGGAACGTTTTAAAAAGATTAAAGCCAGAGAACAAGACGAAGGTGTGGAGTTTGATGAAAAAGGTAGGCTTAAGGACTTATAATGGCAGAAGAAAAAGAAATATATTATGACAACGAAATAGACCATGTAGTAATTGTGTCTGGCAAATATGTTGATAAAATAAAGTTAGATATAGAGCCAAAGCGTTCAAATTACACAGAGCTAAAAAAAGAGCTAATACAAAAAGTTTCTGCTTTATATGGGGCGCACGTTAGCCCATCTAATGGTGGTGTTAATCACATAGAGCTTAAGTCTGAAAACGGCGATGAGCTTTATGTGTTAGAGTGGCATTACGAGAAACAAAACATAGTTAAGCGAGTGTGTAAAGAGCTTGGTATAACGCAAAGGGAGCTGGCGGAGAGGATAGGAATGAGCGAGGGTGGCTTGCGATCCGCACTATCGCTTGGTAAAATAACGCCGCAAGTCGAAAAGGCGTGCGAAATGGTTTTAAAAATTTACGAGCTTGAAAAAGAGCTTGAAAATTACAAAATCTTGCAAAATGCCTTAAAATCGATGATTATTTAATAGACAGATTTTTTGGCTATTAAAAACTTAATAGACGGAAATCCCGTCTATTAAAATTTTAATTCAAAACACTTTTTTGCTTTTCTTGTTTTAATTCACAATAAAAACTATTGACTTTTATTTTATAAACTGATATAATCTCCGCATAAATATTTTAAATCCAAACAAAGGGGATTAAATGCAGTCATTATTCCAAACAGAGCCGGCACAAGTTGAAATTCTAAATTTCCTAACCTTTACTACCGACTATGTCGCTAAACGTTACAGCACAACCGTGAACAATATCAAAGAGCACAAACGACTACATGCCGATGAAATCGTTGAGGATATTCATTTTGTCATAGTTAAAAACGACCGCAACCGCCCACTCATTAAATGGACTTTGCGTGGCATCATAAAGCTTGGTATGTTTATCCGCAGCAAAGAGGCTAAATATTTTAGACTATGGGCGGAGCAAGAGCTAGAGAAAACAATACTTAGCGAATTAGCCCAAGCAAAAGAGACTAGGCAAAAGAATTTATCACTTGTTGGTCAAGTTTCAAGTCTTAATGCACTCTTGATCGACAACGCCAAACGTCACCGCCGTGAGATCAACGGCTACAAAAGCCAACTAAAACAGCACAATGAAAAGATAGTTGTTTTAAAGCACGAGCTAGAAAAGGCGAGTAACCCACGCCCAAGTGATCCTATATACGCACAGATAAAGGCAGAGCGCGACTACTACAAAGAGAGATATAACAAACTTTCGAAGAGTAAAGACGAAACGATCATTTTAAATTTAGCAAAGATACAAAAAGAGTTAGAAAAGAGCTATACGGCCATAGGTGCAGTTATGGCGTATGCTGACGGAGACGATTATTTCATAAAACATTAGTTTTGTTTGCCAGTAGCAAACATAGTCTTTAGCGCAGGCTCCAGCCAAAGGGGCTGGTCGCAGCTTGGGCTTAGCTCAAGCGAGAAGTTAAAATAGAAAGGATAACAAATGAACCAAATACAACCAAGAGAGCAACAAGCGAGGGCGTTAGTGGGCTCAAAAATGAACCAAATCTCAACCATAGTTGGCAATGATAAGGCTAAGGCTTCAATTTTTGCTAGTGCTATCGCGAATATGGCGAACGATTATGGGCTAAGGAATTGTAGCGTTGAAAGCATAGTAAATACAGCTATGCAGATAGTCCAAATAGGACTAAACCCAAATAAGCTTTTTGGTCAAGCCTACGTAGTGCCATTTAAGCTAAAAAATGGTGGCGAAACCGCTCAACTTCAAATAGGCTACAAAGGGCTTATTAGTTTAGGTATGAAAAACGGCTGGAAATTTAGAGCAGTAGCCGTTTATGATTGTGATGATTTTAGCTTAGAGTTTAATGGGCTTGATGACAAGATACACTTTGCACCAAATTATGACGAACGAAGCGACGATGACGGCGACTGGGTATTTAGCCATTTAGTGGGCGTGATCGTATATGCAAAAGACAGCAACGATAATGTCTTTAGTGAGTTTGTCAGTAAGAAAAAGCTCGAGAAATTACGCTTAAAAAGTCAAAACCAAAGCAAAAAAGACAAATTAGAATACATTTGGCTAGACTGGGCGGAGGAGATGTATAAAGCCAAAGCTCTTAAATACGTCGCTTCACGCTTACCGATAAATGATCGCTTAGCTGAAGCTGTGAGCGCAGAGGACGAGCCTATCACAAAACAAGAAACCCCATTGCCAAAAGCTGGGCTAAACGAGCTTTTGAGTAGCTCGGAAAAACCAAACAGCTCAGTTGGTGCAAGAAATTCACAAACTGAATACATCGAAGCCGCACCCCTTGAAGTTGAAATCGACGTGAACGAGGACGTTTTGCCGCTTGACGCTTTACAAAGTGAGCTAGTAAAACGAGGTGCAAGTGAGACAGAAGCTGAAAAATTAGTTGAGAGGCTAAGTATTGATGAGGCTACTGCGTATTTAAACGATCCAAGCAGTATAGACAATTTAATAGAAAATTTAAAGGATAAATAATGAATGTAGGCTATTTTAAAAATCAAACTTTCAAAGCTCAAGACGGCAAAGAAGTAAAATTTATAGGGGGTATGAT